TGGCATTGAAAACTGACGGCACGGTTCGCTCTCTTTCCTAGACTCGGACGATGATGACCGAGCCGCCAACGGCCCAGTTCGCGGTGATCGGCGGACCCGCTGCGTAGGTGACGGTCTTGCTGTTCTGGTTCAGCCCGACGATCGAGTAGCCCAGCGCGCCCGTACCGGACGTGTCCACGCGGTTGTTCGTGAAGTCCCAGTAAATCGCGGCGTTCGCCAGCCCGCCCGCGATCGTTGCGACCGCGGAGGGGTTGACCGGCAGCACCAGCATCGCGCCGGAGCCGACTCGGACGAAGTTCGCGCTCTGGTTCGCGTAGTAGAGCGGCACGTTCGAGTACGGCGTGATGACCCCGGCTGACGCCTGGTCGAACACGCACCACGATTGGATGTTCGCGCCCGAGGTGGCCGCGAGCGTGAGAATCTCGCCCTCGCCCGACGACCCGCGCGCGCTCGGGGTAGCGACCGTGTTCGTCAGCGGCTGGCCGCCCCAGATCGGGGTCGTAGCCGACGAGATGACGACGCCGCCCTCGATCGTGTATCGGTCGAAGTTCTTGCCGTAGAGGGTGCCGGCGACGAACCCATCGCTGTTAAGCAGAAACGAGTTCGAAGAGACGGTGGTCTGGTAGATGCCTGCCATGATGCGTTACTCTCCGTACACGTTGCCGAGGTTGGGGCGGTTGATCTTCGTCACCGCGAACTTACGCGGGTGCATGAACGGGGCGAAGAAGTCGCGGCTGTCGCCGATGAACTCCGTCCGGGTCTTGCCGTGCGGGTAGGTGACGACCTCGCGGGTGACGCGCTTGCCGTCCGACTGCGGGGTCTTGGCGAACGCCGCCGCCTCGCTGTAGATCGCATCTTCCACGAGGCGGAAGTCCTGGCTCTGCTGCGAGTCGTGGAAGGCGTAGGTCTTCCACGACTGGGTGTAGGCGCGCAGCCCGTTCGCCAGTCGGCGACGGTACGCGATGGGCGACTCGCCCGGAATGGCCTGCGGGGTCTGGTCGCCGAGCGACTGATAGGCCTTGTCCGCGCGGTGGAACGCCTTGGCGATCTCGTCCCGCTCGGCCATCGTCAGCGGCCGATTCGCGGCCTTGAGACGATCGATCTCCGCCTGCATCGCGGCGAACTTCGAATCGTGCAGTTCGTTCCCGCGGTCGGCGTCGACCGGGGTCTTGGGGGCAGCGTCCTTCTTGGCCTTGTCCTCCCGCTCGGTTTCCTCTTCGGAATCGCAGCGGGCACAGTCCATGATGTCGCCGTCGTGCTTCGAATGGCGGTCCTTGCGCGAGTCGCGCTTGGCACTGTCGGCCTTCTCTTTTTCGGCCGCCTCGATGGCCTCTTTGTCCGACTCGTCCTTTTTGGCTTTGTCGGCCTTCTCTTTTTCTTCGGCGTCCTTACGGGCGGCGTCAGCCTTCTCGAAAGCATCGAGCTTGGCTTTCGCGTCGTCGCGCTCTTTCTTGACTGCTTCGAGGTCTTCGTCTGCCACGGTCGGTCCTTTCAGAGCGGCGTCGAGCCGGATTCCATCGGGAGGCCCGTCCTTGTCCCAGACGCCGGCCTCGCAAACCGCGAGGTGGTCGAGGATGAGCGGGAGCCCTTCGGCCAATACTTTCGTGCCATCGTTCAATTCAACCGGGGTTGACCCCTTTGGTGGCGTTACTCCCGGACTGGTCGAGCGATGCGTCGTCTGCATAGCGAGCGCGGCGTCCGCATCGAAAATCTTCCCGACGCCCCACACCTCGTCGCCCTTGATGTACGCGAGCACCATGTTCCCGATCGACCGCTCGCGGTATTCCTCGCTGTTGAGCCCGCTGCGCTCCGGGTGGCCCCAGATGACCGGCAGGCTCGCCGCGCGTTCCACGAACTCGTCGGTCAGCCAGAGTTTCGGATCTCGGAAGGCCCACTCGTCGAGCGAATCGCGGTAGGCCGCGCCCGTGCCGGTGACGCGCAGATCGAAGAGCCAGAAGTCGCCGACCTTCTGCGGGCTGGCGTATTTGCCGTCCCGGATGCCTTCGGCGACTTGGTGATCGGTAGCGTCCTCGGGCGGCGATTCGAACTCGGGCACGGGCCAACCGTTCGCTATGCTTGCGGGCGGTTCCGCCGCAAGTCCACAAGCGCAAGAGCCCACCGCTCCCCCAGCCGGATACGGACGAGATAGCCGTGCGCCGTCCTGTCGTAGACCTCGTAGCCCAGGGCCAGCGCTTCTTCGAGCGAGGTGAATACCCGGATGCCGCTCACGAGGCCAGCCACGCGCGGCCCTTGGCGGTGAGGAGCGTCTCGGGAATCTCCCGCGGCGACGTGATCCACGTCATGTAGCACGAGCAGAAGGGGAGCTGCGCGACTTGATCTTCCAGGTCGTCGTAGTAGTCGAGCCCGCCCTTCTTGACGAGCCCCTCGTCCATCGCCCAGGAATTGCGGACCAGGAACATCTTCCCGGTCCGCTTCAGGTGCTCGGGCCGGGCGTCGTAGCCGTGGTCATGCTCGCCCCGGTCGTGCCACACCCCCGCGATTGCCCCGGAGCCCATCGCGACGACGTGCGCCACCGCAGCGGAGAGTTTGTGGCCCTGATCGATCGCGACCCGGCGCTTCTCGTAGCGCACCTGGGCCACCGGCTTCGCGATCTCTTTCGCCGCATCTCGAATCCCGCGCCCGCCCTTGCGAAGTAGCGACTGGGGCGGTGTGGACGATACCCAGCCGGAGAACCGCTGGAGCGTCTTGTCCACCGCGGCGCGGCGGTTGAGGCGGATAAGGTCGACGCCGGCGAAGATGCGGCGGTCCAGTTCCGCCCGCAGGGAAGGCGCTACCCGGTCGAGGGTGTACCGTTCCACGCCTGGAACGCGCTTCGCAATGCCCCGGACGTCACGGGCGAAGATGCGCCCCAGGACCGCGGCCAATTCCTTGCGGGTCTGCGTATCGGGTGGCATCTCGCGCTCAATCGCGGTGCGTAGGCGTATGAGCCAGTCCTGTAGCGCCGCCTCGGAGGTGTACCCCGTAGCAGCGAACTCCCGGAGCGCCTCGGCCAGTAGCGAGCGAAAGGGCTGGATCATCGCCAGGGCTTCGCGGTGCGCGTGCTATGGGCGCACAGCGAGCAATGGCTCTTGCTGCGGTAGACGTGCAGCCACAGATGCGCCCAGCACCACGCGATCGTTAGTTCGTCCACGTCACGATGCGACCGAGAACGGGCGCGGCGGCTTTTCTTCCTCGCCTTCGCCCTGCTCGCCGGCGAGCGCCTCGGCCTGCTGCTCACGGTTCTCTTCGAGGTACGCTTCCAATTCGTCCTCATCGAGCACGAGCTTCGAAGCGAACAGGGCTTCCCGCTCGTTCACGTTCTCGGCTAGCCACGCCACGACCGCCGTCTTGTTCTTCGGGTCGACGATCGGCAAGAGCACTTCCGCGAGCGCGATGGCTGACTTCATCTGCACGTCTTCCATCTTGCTTTTCTCGGAGTCGGGCTCTTCGTTGAGGTTCGGCCAGTCGGCGACGAACGCGGTCATCGCGTCGTGCAGCCACGTCTCGAATTGCACCTTCCGCAGTTCTTTGTAATCGGGCTTGAGCGTCTCGAAGAACTCGGGCGTCCAGGCTTTCCTCATCACGATCTTGTCCATGAACGCATACGCCACGGCCATATCCTTGCGGATATAGTTCAGGTATTGGACCTCTTTTTTGAAGTCCTCGGAGCCCTCGCCGAACCCTTCGGTCAGCGTTTCCTCGGCGATGATCGACGCGGGCGTTCCGCTTGCGCTCGCGATATTCTTAATGATGTTCTCGCGCACCAATCGGTACGGCGCTTCGAGGTTGGTAAAGTTGAGCGTCGACACGTCCTCTTCCGTGCCAATGGAGAGCACTTGCCCGGTCTGCCCATCTTTGAGCGTGCCGCGCTTGGCCCCGAACATCGTCTGCATGATCTGGTCGACGAACGATCCGGGGGCTTTCATCTTCGCGACGAGCAGCCCGGCCTTTTTCGTCACCATATCGTCCGTGATCATGCTCTGCAAGAACGATTTGAGCGGGTAGAGCGCCCGCTGGTAGACGCTGCGGCCGACGAACCCGTAGGCGGAATTGGTCCACTCGATGTAGATGGGGCGCTCGTTCATCGCCGGCACGAGCCGCGAGGGGTGCCAGTTCACGCCGTTGACCTGGATGTTCCCCGAGGGCTTCAGGTAGGCGGGGGAGTTCGGGTCCTGGCTGAGTACGAGACTTCCCGCCGTGTTGAGCGGGTCCAGCACGTTGAAGAACAGTTCCGCTTTCGCGATCGCATCGACGTCGAGTTCCGTGCTGAGTTCAGCCCCGCGCTCGCCCACGCCCAGGCATGAAATCCCGTAGGTGCGCTTCCGGCTCATTAGATCATGGATGACGATGGTCGCGCCCTCTTTGCCGATCTCGTTCCAGACCTTCCAGAACCGTTCGATCATGCGCGACTCGGCTAGGCCCGGAACCTTGATGACACGCTCTTGCGACTGGGCGCGCGTGATTGGGGCGTCCGCGAGGATGGCTCCGAGGGGGTGGTACGAGTAGATGGTCTTGCAGAGTTGGTAACTCGGGGCCGAGCCGGGGGTGATCGGCTGGCCGAACATCATCTGCGCGAGCGGGGAGTCTGGGGCGCCGTCCGGGCCGAGGAAGGCCCCGCCCTGGTTGTCGTACATCAGAGCACCTTCGTCATCATGCGGCGCTCGGGCGCAAAGCCCGCGGTCGCATAGAGTTCGCCGGCCGGATTGCCTTCCGTGACCATGAGCGAGAGATACGGCAGCGAGCGGGTACGCGCCTCGCCCTCGGCGGCATCGAGCAAAGCCCGCCCGGCTCCCTGACGCTGGAAAGCCGGTTCCACGGCCATATAGGCCAGGAACGCCTGCGGCGTAAGCGTCACCTCGTCCGGGATGTCAAAGAGCACCAGGGCAAAGCCTACCGGCCGATCGGCGTCCAGGGCAACGAGGGCCAGATGCTCGCGGGTTTGGATGTAGTCGAGCAGCACGGTATAGGCCGCGGCGACGTGATCGGCGGGGCGCAAGGGAGATGCGCTCGTGGCCGAGACGCGCCGGCCGAGGTCGTGGATGAACGGCCAGTCGCTTGCCATTGCCCGCGAAACGATCATCAGATGCCCTTCCGCTCGCCTGCGTTCGAGCCCCGCGTCATCAGGACGAGGTAGCAGAACGTATCGAGGCAATCGAGCCCATCCTTCGCCTTCGACCCTACTCGGAACCCCGTGACCTGCTTGAGCAGGTGGTTGGCGGAGATGCGCTTGTGGACTTTCGTCTTGTTGAAGGCGTATTCCGTGATCTTCACGTCGCCCCGGTAGACGTAGGGGCTGGCTGCGATCGCGCGCTCGTCTTTCCCCATCGCCGTCAACTTGGAGTCGATTGCGAAGGCCGGCGCGCTCGCTCCGCGTTGCCGCAGGTTCGTCGCCTGCTGGATGAGCACGGTCCCGGTCGCCTTATCCTCGATGACCGCCCCGGAGAACCCGAACCGGGCACCGCACTCTCGCGCCAACTCTTCCCCGCGGGCGTAGACGCTGGGGAGCCAGTCGGCTTGCTGCGCCCCCTCGATCTGGATGAGGTCCCAGTCGAGGATGTTAACAGGAGCGGTTGTCAAGAGCGAGTTGTACGAGCCGTAGATGACCGCGGTGGAATTGTGCTCCTGGCCCGTCTTGATGGCCGTGTCGATGATCGCGATGACCGTATCGCACGAGGACGGGGTAGGCACCGGCCGGCCGTCGACCAGGAGCGATTCGAGCGGGAAGAACGCCACGCCCGACCAGTCGACGAACTCGGCGAGGTACTCTTGCCGGTAGACCTCCGGGCTGTTGTCCGCTTCGAGCTTTGCGACCTCATCGGCCGGCAGATACGGATTTGCCGACGTCGGGGCGTGGAACTCGACGAACTGGCTCTCTGGGTCCGTGCAGATGGAGTAAAACCAGTTGTCGTCATCCTTGCCGCTGGGCGTCGACATCGCCCAAGCGACTCCCCGGTAGTCCAGCAGGGTCGGCTTGATCGATTGCGTCCAGATCGCCTCCATGTCGTCCCCAGCGAAAGCGGCCTCGTCGATGATGACCCCATGATACTTCCGGGAGCGCCCGGCGCGCGGGTTGTTCAGCGTCCAGAAGTCCACCCGCCCGCCGCCGACGCACCGAATCACCCCGTCGATCTTGGAGGCGCTCACCGTGATCGGATCCAGCATCTCGTAAATCTCGCGGTACGTCTCGGACGTGATTTTGTAGTCCGGGGCGAAGATGCCCCAGTTCTCCCCCCGAGCGGTGCCGTCGCCGACGATCGTGGAGGCGAGGGCAGTTTTCCCGAATCGGCGGCCGCAGCGCAGGACCGTATAGCGCGAGCGCGCCTTCCACGCTGCGACCTGCCCGGCATGGAGGGTCGGCAGCGTGATCGTTATTCCCGCGGCAAGCCCCCCTCGATCGTGATCTTGACCTCGGCTCGTTCCGCATCGGCCTTCGGCGGCCCGTAGGCATCGCGGTAGCGGCGCTCAAGGTGCCAGTTGGCCGCAGATGAGCCGGCCCCACCCTTGAGCGCCCGGACGACCAGATTCTTCGCTCCGGCGGCCCTCGCGCGCGTCACCTGTGCGGCGAATAGCGGGAAGCCCCGCATCCAATCGTGGACCGTCGTGCGTCCCACGCCCTCGCACTCGGCGGCTAGGTCGAGCGGCATTCCGAGTTCAAGGTTCTCGCAAATCGCCTTGGCGACTTTCTCTTCGACCTCGCCTTTTTTAGGCCGTCCCGGTTTCTGCTTGTCCTCCGGCGCCTTACGCGGGGTTGCCATCGGAGGAACCATTTGGCCTGAACCGCGCCCCGCGCTTTATCAGGTCGTCGATGAGGGGTTGGAGCCGGTGGTCGCCTGAGCCGAGGCGGACGAGCTCGTTCATGGGGTCATCGTTCCCCGAATGGGGTCATCGTTCCCCGAAACGGTGCCGGGCTGAATCTTTCGGGGTATCTATGCCGGGTGAGACTGCTCGATGGCGGGGTAGGGCGTTACCAGCCAAGGGGAGCGGGGTGCGGGGTTCTGGAATTGTGCCCCTCCATGAACGCCCATGAGGCCGACCCACGGTTCGATACGCAATGGCACATCGACGTTCACCATACCCTCTACGGGTATATCGACGATGAGACTCGGGAGTTCGTGCCGGGGGTTCTCCAGCAGGGGAAGCGGCACATGGAGGTCCAGGAGCAGCGTGACGCACTCTTGCAAAAGGGCGTCACCTATTTCGGCCGCGGGGTCATCGCGCTGATCGGGATCGGTATCCTGAACGCCTCAGCCAACCTTGGCCTGAGCGATATGGCGATCCGAGTACTCAAAGCCGCTTTCGGGGTGAAGTAGGCGGGCGAGGCGAAGGGCCGGGCGTTGCAACATTCTCCCCAAGGAGATCCCCATGAACTTCGCAGCCACCGTCGTCGACGGGCTCAAGGCCGTCCTCGAATCGCCCCAGGGCCAAGCCGATGCGCTTGCCGCTATCACCACGGTCGAAACCGACCTGACCGCGCTCGTGACCAACGGCGTGAAGAACGTCAAGAACCCCGGCGGGTTAGCCGGCGCAGCCCTTACCGCGCTCGAAGGGCCGGTCGTGGGCGTCATCGTCGCGCAGATCCAATCCGACCCGCAGAAACTGCTCGCCGCGCTGGATGCGGACGTGGATGCCTGGGCGAAGAGCCTGGGCGGCTAACCCTCCCCCCGAGAGACAAGGGGAACCCCGCTGCGCTTCGGCCCGGCGGGGTTCCCTGTTTTTCAGCGATGAGCAAGCAACAGCAATTTGAGGATATTCATCCCTTGACGCAAACGACTTGCTTCAAGGTGTGGACGACCTCAATGAGGTCCGCCTGTGCCGCGATCACCGCGTCAATGTCTTTGTAAGCGTCGGGCGCTTCGTCCAACACTTCTGCATCGCGGCGCGATTCGACGCCGACCATCGTCTCGGCAAAGCGTTCCATCGTGATCCGCTTCTTCGCTTCGTTGCGACCCATGCGGCGGCCAGCGCCGTGCGAGCATGAATGGAAGGAGTCGCGGTTGCCCTTCCCGCGCACGATGA